GTACTAATAACAGCATCGCTATATCCACGAGGCGATTCTGAGGGCAGGTAAAGCGGGGCTAAGGTTTCGTTAACTTCGTTAAAGTTCGAGATCCATTTTTGGGTAGCTTCTGTGGGTTTTAAAGTTAGGACACGCTTATTGCCGCCGCTGATGATAGTATAAACTTCTATGAGCCCTGTTTCTTGGATGAACAGGTGAACCATTGTTGACCCAATCTTGATGCGCTCGTTTGTAGTCCACCCTTTCCAGTTTATCCCGTATCTTTCAGCCAGCGATCTAGACGAGTACTTTCTGTATTTGAACCCAACACGCTTGTTTAAAGAGAGCTTTAGGTATTTCCAATCGTCTGGTCTAGTTTCCTTGAAAAGCCTGAGCCTACTTTCCTCTTCTAGAAACGAAGCTATTTTTATGGCTGTAGCTGTAAGCGGTTGTTCGATACTGACGCTATCGAGTATGACTCGGCACGTTATGTCGGTGACAACCTTTGAGGGGATGTTATGAAGAAGGAGGACTAACCCTTTGTTGTAACCTGCTTTATCTTCGGTTAGCCATTTGTGTATCTTTTTGTCTAACGCAGGGATACAAGCTTTAGCTAACTTTCGTCCATATTTAGTAGAGGCTTCGCACTGTTTTTCTTTAAGCTTTTGATTTACTGAGCGGTATCTTTTCCGCCCCATGTCGTTCATTTCCTGTTCCTTCATTCGGATCTAATCCCCAACCGTCCCATTCCTGTTCTGTTCCTTCCATCGGCTCAAAGGAGCCACGGCTATTTATTGTTCCAAAGTCTAGGATACCAGAGCAACCTTTAATGCAATCTATATCCTTGATTCGAAGAATAGCTTTACGAGTTTTGTCAACTCGAAGTCTAACCGCAGTAGCAGCTTTAGGCGGTTTTGGAAGGAAAAGCTCAGGCACGGTTTCTAGAGCGGTTAACTGATTTACGCACAATAGCTAGATTAGAATGAGAATTATTACTAGGGTTATGGTCTTTATGGTGTACGTCTTTACCGTCACCTTTTTTAACACGACCCATAGCCATCAACCTACGGCGAGCTTTGTTACGCATTGCCCTACGTTTCTTTTGCTCAGGTTTCCCTTGGTAGTTATCGTACTCTAGTCTGTAATTCCTAGCCATTTGATATTCCTTCTAATCTAAATATTATTTTTAGTCAAGGTTCGCATGCTCAGCGGCGTTGATGATAGTAGTTGATAACCTGAGCGACGAGCGACGAGCGACCGACCGACGTAGCGAGCGCAGCGAGCGGAGGAGGGAGGGAGCGAGGAGCGAGGAGCGGGTTTGTTCCTTGGCCTGTCCGGCCTTGAGGACTTCCGATGCAACTGGAAGTTGCCTCCCGCCGAGCGAGCTTGCGAGCGAACGGGTGAGCCGAAAAGCAATCTGAGCGCAGCGAAGGTAGCTTTGACCGACTGGCAGCTCCGGTTGGGCGAGGCGAGACCGAAGGTCTGGGGAGCTGCCAGGCGGTCTGAGCAAAGCCCAGATGAGCGCAGCGAATCCGGGCTCTTGCGAGAGCGACCGTAGGGAGCGAATGGTTTGAATGGTTGATTTGAAGGCACAAAAAAAAACCCCGAGATTCCCTTACGGGAACCCCGAGGTTGTGTTGGTTTATCTTAGATTGATAAACTTATCTTCATCTGGATTTTCTTCTGTAGGATTATCTAAGTGATAGTATTTTCTATATCTGTCTAGGTGTTCTTGAGTCTTAGTATCTTCCATGAAGTACTTAATGGTACAAGTTACTAGAAACGATATAATCACTGTACATACAATCCACAATGCGAATGCCAGTATGGTTCCTATTGTTGGATGTATGTTAGATAACTTCATGGTTTTCTATGCCACACCCCATACCGTAGTAATCGGTAGGCTTGGCTTTAGTGTACGAGTTAGTTCCTGTTTTGACGTAAGTACTGCCTTTTGTTGTGCTGTAGTTCTTTTTCTTTTTACCGCTTGGTTTGTAACTAATCTTCGGTTGATTTTCTTCAAAGGCCATGCTTGCTTGTGTGTACCCCAAGCTACCTCTGTTGAATGAAGGCATATCAGTGAACTTCTCCACTTTGACTTGCCCTTCTTCGTTTATCCTGCAAGCCCAGTTATCCTTTAGTTCGAACGCTGGAGTTGCTACCAGTTCTAGTGATTTTGCTAATTGAGATATGTAGTCTTTGCGTGTTGCAAATACCAAACATCCATTGTTTAAAGAAGGTATAGCTCCTGCGTACAGTGAAGCTCTTTCTCCTTTTGCTACAATGAACTCATTATCTGGTGTGATAGTAAGTGTAGCTGCATAACCAGTTAGGTAGTCACTCCATGTGTGGTGTCCTGCTTCGTAGACGTAGGAGTTTAATAACCACTCTGAGTCGCAAGTTGAGTATCGTTTGTGCAGATACTTTAGGTCGTCTTCGTTACCTTCGAAGTCAACTACACCGTTATGTACCATAGCGTACCCTTTCTTACGGAATGGGTGTGTGTTAGCTATAGTTTTACCGTTGGTTGCAATACGTCCGTGTGCAATGAACGCACCAGTAGGAGCATCTGCGTGTCCACTGGACAGCATATCCATTTCTATTGCGTTACCTAGTTTGCCTAGGTGTTGTTTGGTGTAACCAACTGATCCAATACCTTTGAAGTCTGTAGGATTTACATACTTTTCACAGTAGTATGAGTGTTTTTTGGTTTGCCTTTGCTTTGTTGCGTAGGCGAATCCAAATCCATCCCGTTGACTAGACACTAACTTTTGAGAAGTTAATGCTAAAGTGTTGAGTTGTTTTCGGGTTAAACCCTTTACGTTAGATAGTCCAATAATTTGACACATGATAGTATTCTTTCTTTCTGTTAGTTGTTATTCGTTTTCTGCCATAGTTTCTGTCGGAGTATCTGTACTTAGCTCCAACTTGTTTAGTTCGTAGTGACGTTGCACTACCCATTGTTTTAGCTCTGGTTCAGCTTTGGATGACATGAAGTCACTCATGCTTCCCAGAGGTGTGTAATGATCCTTGATGAACAGTAGGAGTTCTGCCCACTTGATTATCTTGTGTGGGTTGAGTGATCCCGAGTGCAGTCGGCATTCTATTGCCTTGCGGCTACTTACATGAGAAGTGAATGCGTAGTACTTCTCTGTTGATGAGTAACCTAGCGCACAGTACCTGTTGTTACGTCTGCTTGCTGGTACGATTTCTTTTAACCACGGTAATGCACAAGCGAACCTTTTACCTCTGGTATGCATAGCCTCTGTACTGAGGTCACGCATATCTAAGTGAACGTGAAGCCCACATTCTTTGGAGAGTTCACATTTATTTTTTCTTAGGTGGTCTGTTAACTTGAATAACCTGCCCCACCTACCTTGTTGTAACATGATGCGAACCTCTTGTCCTCGGTGGAACTGATGTTCTGCTTTAGGTGATACGGATACGTCATACCCCCAGCTAACACCATAGAGTTCTTTGGTTGTGTCTGGGAATTGGAAGTCGATGTCGCCTCGTTCGTACACAATGCGTCCATCGTCATCTTCTCTTGATTTAGCTCTAGCAATGTACTCTAGTTCTATACCTATAGCAGTTCCGTGAGGTAGAACACTTTCCATTACTCTGTTTGGACTCATTGTGTTCCAAGACTCTTTGAATTGAGCTACTTTATCAGAATATGATAGTACGTTTTCATTATACTCCCGTCTGTACCATGTACGTTCGTCTTTGATTGTTCTCGCAATCTTACGGGCGAACTTGGCTATACGAGGTGTGACTCCATTTGATTCTAGTAGAGCTTTATCTCCATCGGTTAGGCAATCTCTCCAATTATAGTCGTAACCAGATCTGAGCTGACCCCCTGTTCTGTAAGGAGATGATAAGGAATCAATACCGTGGTTATCTTGTATTCGTTGGATTAACCCGTAGTTTTTTAGGGCTGTGATGACCATGCCTTTGTTGGATAGGACTCTCGTACCATCGTTAAGGACATCGTATTCTAGAGGGATTCTTGAGTTGAACTCTCCTCTTTCGATTTGTTTGTGCAGAGCTAGGTTTATCTGTTGTTTTTTCTTTATGTTCATAGTGCTAGTTATTTTTGATGATAGTTTCTACTGTTGGCTTGCCCTTTAGTGCATCATCGGCCACTTCAAGGGTAAGAGTTACTGCGGTGACGTAGGCTAGGAACCTACTCCGAGATATTTCTTTGATCTCTCCTTCATCAAGTCCTTTGAGTAGCTTTACAGATGTTTTGTGTGCCATCTGTACGGCTTCTCTTGCTTGGATTAGTTGAGCGTCTGTTAGGTTATCTATTATAGACATAGGTATAATCTGTAGATGAATGCTGTTATTACGGTGATAGTACCTGCAAGGCAGATAACTCCAGTGATTAGTTCAGTTAGTTTCATTATGCGTCCTCCTTTGGAAAGAGTTCGTTCCATCGTTCAGGTGTGATTCCGGTCATTAGGAACTCACGTTCTTCTGCGGATAACTCAGCGAATGCGTGTTGAATGAGATCACCTGATTGCCAGAGTAGATACTTATGTAGGAACTTAAGCATACCCATGTTTATGGTCATCTCGCCTTGTCCAGCTACGGTTGATCGTTGGACAACCACAGATCCGGTAGCCTTTTGTCCGTTCTCGTGAACAAGAAACTCACCATCTTTGGTTGCGAAGTGTGGTATTGGAGCTATGTGGCTCTTTCTTGAGTTGTGGAAATGTAAGTAGTTTGGGTGTCTTACATCTATTAGTGTTTGTTGTGTAGTTTTCATAGTATTATATATGATAGTATTTATTGTCATTTGGTTTAAAGCCAAGGTAAGCCCGACATTGTGGTATCGGACTTACCTTGGGTGAGGAGATGGTTAGGAACGTGTGTCGAACCAAGATTTAATATCAAGAGATTTGATGCCGCCATGTGCATCACGAGACGCACGAGCTGTGATCCACATCACCTTGGTAGGTACATCACCGGAAGTTGGGAAACCAGACGGAGCTGATTCGTCCCAATCAATAGGAGGCAGAATAGTACCAATGAAGTCGTAGCTTTTACCGTCAGCAGCACGAGTAAGTTTACCTTCACCCATCTTGTCAGCGACAATCTTTTGTAATTGAGTCGTGAGTGTTACCTGTTGCTTGAGTTTCAGTTCGAGTTCAGCAATACGTTGTTTGTCTGTTGTTTCCTTAGTTTTATTAGGCATGATAGTATTTTGATGTCCATCATTTGATGCCAGAGACCCGATCCCTGATCTTATCAAATAATATACGTCCCTATTGAATAGGTGAGTCAAGGGCTGGCGACTCAGCCTGTGGCTTGCGGCAGAGGTTTCTCAGTCTCACTGAGACCTCAGACATATAAGCCAAGCAAGCTGCGGTTATCCTCGGTGCTTACTCCGTGGATCACCCAGTTACTTGGCTTATATGACGGTGACGCAAACACTGAGCGTGTCGCCAGTGCATTTTACCCTTTACCACCTATTCACCATAGAACCCGCGTACTGGCGCCAGTTGTTTCTGATGCTGGAAATTCAAGATCAAGGGAAAAGCCTTGGCTTTTAGGCATAGGAAACTCGCGGAGCAACCACGGCAAAGCTGTGGTTGTCGCGGAGTTTGCTTGCCGACCGGATCTTTAGGCATTGCTTGTGCTACCGTGTGTTTCCCCAAGAAAATAAGATAAAAAATAAACCGTGCTTTCTCTGTTTATTTTTTAAAACCAACGCGACTAAAAGACGTTGGCTACAAAGAAGATGATAGTATGTTAACTTTTAGTCTCGTTGGTTGGTCTTTTTTCTTTGGAAACAGTAGGTAAGCAGAAGCTATGCCTGAATTTCCTGCATCAGGTCGTGTTATTTTTAGACAAATCCAAAGAGAGTTTGAGATTAGCCGACATATGGTCTCGAGGCGGGCTAGGCGATGTCGAGTAATCTCTCAACTCTCTTGGATTTGGCGTGAAGAAAATAACACGGCCCAAGTCGCTGGTTGGAGCTTGCGGCAGCACACTGTAATCCAATGAGCAGAATCATTGGTGGTAATCCAACGAGCCAAAGCGTTGGTGGTTGATCAATCTAGCCAAAGAGATTGTCGTAATCCAATGAGCGAAAGCATTGGTCGTGATCAATCGGCGAAACGATTGTGGTAATCCAACGAGCCAAAGCGTTGGTCGTGGTACAGCGGCGAAACGCTGTCTGCCCTTTTGATGGCAAGGTGAATGGCGCGTGTAAATTAAAATGATAGTAGTTTAAGTTGCTGGTTTTCTGGCGCTAGTGGTGTACTGTTGCAATGGGAGTCATACGGTCGTACTCGCCGCGAGGAGCGGATACTGGATTTACCTAGTGGATTTCTTTGGATGTTCTCGAAGAGGTTATCCGAATAAATACACGGTGACATCGTAAGGGCAGTCGGAATCCAACGATCGAAAGCGTTGGTCTTGCGGAAGCATCGTGATCCAACGGCAAGACGTTGGGCCTCGCTGGCAAGCGTAGTGGTCAAGCGGCGATACGCTTGAGTTGATATTAATTTGCGAGATGAGTGAACCGAAGGGAACGAAGGAGCAACTGGTTACGCTGGCATCCTTTGAGTTATCCGAAGGATAACCTTGGGCCAAAGCCCAAGATGCAATCAACAGGTAAGGACGCAACGACGTCGGTAACCACAGAAACTGCTAGTAACTGAAGATACCCCCCTCCCCCCTTGAAGTTTTCTGCGGGTAGTCCGTCCTGTTGATTGTATTCAAAGGATGACAGCGGGGGTTGTTCCTGCTACCGGATAACGATATACCCCCTCGAATTATTTCGTGAAAAACCACAGTTTCTCCATAGAGAAATTTCTGAAAACTCGAAAATACCCGATCACTTTTGATCGGCTACAGATTTTGCCGATCATTTTAATAGAGAAATAATCATCAATAAAAAAGAAGAATACCTCTTGACAACCTAAAGGTTCATCCATAGGTTCTCCACAGGTTTCCTACCGAATACATGCTCTTGAAACCTTTCAAGTTCTCTAGTTATTCTAGTATCCTCTAGTTCCTTCTGTGCTTCTTCTCTAGTTCTACTGAGGTGTTCTACCCAATAACCACAGGCCATACTTAAAGCATCTAAACGGTCATCATGTCGTAAACTTCCTTTATCTCTAGTGAGTCTACTAAGTTGATAACATAAGGAGTAACTTAAGCCTGTTTTATTTATAGTATCTTTATTACAAGACCTATAATCCTCTAAGATAACCTTAGGGTCTATAATGAGGTGATGATTATTAAGAAGAGGTTCTAGTGTGTCTATTATCCTAAGTTCTTTCTGCTTACTGTGTCTTATTTCTTCTAAGGTAACTGGATAATTAAGTTTTTTAAGGGTTTGTCTTAATAATTGAGAAAACATCCCATCTCCGAAGTTAGACTCAACAATGATCCTGTTTATATTCTGATCTTTGGCTATTTGAGCTAATTTAGTCAGTGTTGTCTCATCGTAGCCTCCCTTAAGACCTCCAGCCTTAGTGACAAACAACTGAGAGGCCAGTATTTTCACTACAGCATACCCTGTTTCGTCTTGTCCTCTTCCTGAGGGGTCAATAGCCATGACTGACCCTGTGTATTTCTCATGGCCTTCTGAGACCTCCATAGGGCGATAGAAATAATCACCACTAAAACCAACGCTAGGTAGATCTTTGAGAACCAGTTCAGGACTAGAAGCCCACACTAGCTTTGGAGAAGCTACGTCATTACTGAGGGGATGGACTACAAGATCAGTAAGTTTCAACGGGTATCTCTCAAGGTCACTCAGGCGGCTATCCAGCATGAACTGTAGGGCAAACCCCATCTTACCATAGGACATCTCTCGTTCCTGAAGGTCTATATCGTCGAATCTGTCTGGATCTGTAGGCCGTAAAGCTAGTGATTTATCACTGTCTAGCTTTTCGTGGATATAAGGAGCCAATCTGTCTCCGTAAACACTATTTACGTCTTTATCGGGGTACTTCGCTGGCCATATTCGTGTTGTATATCCTCTTTGAAGGAGTTCGTTGTAGAGTGTTTCTTCTGATTGGGGAGTACCAAGAAAAATAATCCTACCGTCAGGCTTCAGAACAGCCTCAAACTCCTTAACGGTTTCCCCCAGACGATCCCTCATTAGCTGAGTCATGCTGTTATTGGCCGACTCAACGTCATCAGCAATGATGATGTCTGCACGAGAACCCGTAAGCTGCCCTGTGATCCCCACAGATTTAACGCTGGGAGCGTGAGCAGCAGGAGCTGGGCCTACATCAAAGCTAATCTTAGATGATCTCTGGTCTTCATGGGGCTTCAGATGCTGCAATATGGGCATTTCTGAGATTAACCTCAGGGTAAACGTACTAAAGTCGTCAGAACGGGTCTTAGAAGCAGAAACAACCAGAAAGTTAAGCTTAGGATTCAGGAGAAGCTGGTGAACCACAAAGGCACTGGTAATCCAGCTTTTGCCTACCCCACGGAATGCTTGAATAACTAAACGCCTTGGGCCATGCTGAACGAACTGAGCGATGTCGTTCTGAATAGGCGTAGGGTTTGGCAGGTTCAGGTGCTTCCAAACAAGAAAAAGGAAGTTTCTGAAGTCTTTCAATCTGGGGTCTATACCAGATGTGCGTTTCTTGGAGCGTGAAGGGGTCATAGAGACGTTTTTATACCATGAGTGAGTCCGAACAGCCTGAACACCTTAAAGAGCCTCCTAAGCCCTATTCTGCGCGATACAGAGGGTACTACCTGATTGAGAAGAAACTGGGTCGGGAGAAGGCTTTTGGAGAAGCTCTGTATCCTGAAAAAACTATTTTCATAGATCCTCGTCAAAATTCTAAAGAAATGATGGATACAATTATCCACGAACTGTTTCATGTTATGCCGTTGAGTCGGGGGTGGAGTGAGGAGGATGTGTGTAAGTCTGCTGAGATTGTGACGTATTTTCTATGGAAACAGGGCTACCGGAGAATACAGAAATAGGATTAAAATAAGTACGAAGGGTTTCTAGAAACTCCAGCCAAGTTTTAAGGTCAGCATCAGATTTCCCAAAGTTTGCAAAGCGACAGCAAAGAACCACGTTACCTTCGATGTAACCTAGATTTGAATCCACTCGATCCAGAGAAACTCTTTGGGGATGTTTCGGGAGACAGGAAGTCAAGATGGGAACCTTAGTCCAGAAACAAAGTCCTTTTTGATGATGCCAGAGATGATCTAAGTAGCTCTTTTCAATTTCTACTTTAATCAAATCTCTCTTTTTACGGATTACAACAGAACACCAAAGCCTGTACTGCCAGTTTCTAGTACAATACTTTCTTTGAGATTTTCTATGATTCTCAGCCTCCGACTGAGATAATTTTGTCCTCCGAGTCGTCATAGGGTAAGTCCTCTGCAATGTTAATCAGAGGGCTACTGGATTCAGCAGAAACTGTTATATTATTATCCTTCAGCATTTGTCGAGCAACATTTAGGTCTGTAGGGGTAGCAGTACCTTCCTGAATGCGGGTCAACAGTTCTGACGCCAGTGATTCGTGAATCTTTGCTAGGGTTTCTTCGGATAGATCACTCACTTTCAATCCTTTGTTCTAATCGGTTAATATAAAGACCCAAAGCTTTAACAAAAGCTGCTCCCTCTTCAGATTCCACCGCCATCTCCAAGCCCTTCGGATGAGCTTCCGCTATCTCCTGAAAGCCGTTCAGCTTCACGCTGACGCAACCTCCGCTCACGAGCAGTAGCAATAAGATCAATAAGCACTTTATCTTTTTCATCTTTTCGTTGTTGGGCAGCTATGGCTGTTCCCAAGTCTCCTAGCCGCTCCAAAGCGTCCACAATTCGTGGTATGGCTTTGGCAGCAGCTAGAAGCTCGGTGAACATGGTAGCGAACCATTTTTACTAAGGCCGATGAGTTACGTCACCATCTTTACCAGACGATGCGTATTCTTTCATAGCGTCCACGATTCCCTGTCCTCCAATGTAGGCAGGGACGATTATAATTACAGCACTAACCAGTTGCTCCGTCAGTTCAGGAGAAAGGTTGAGCCATTCAGTAGCGGCAACGGTCAAAAGACCGCCTACAGCCACCCACAGTTTTCTGCTTTTTAGTTTATCTTTCATGTTATTCTCCACCAAACAGTTTAGAGAAAGCTGCTGCCCCACCCGCAGATCCAAGCCCAATGGCCCCTACGAGCTTCCAACGAAATTCTTCGAGATACTTCAGCCTTAGCGAGTGATTATTCATCCGCTCCGCAATCTCATCGAGGCGATCAGCTATAGCAATTTGGCGGGACTCAATCCGAGCCAACTGTGCTGACAATGAATTGGGATCATACTCCGCCATCTTTAGGTTCCTCCGCGTTCTCTATCCGATCAAGGCTAGCCTGTTGATCTGGATCTAAGGGCCATTCGGGCTTGATTTTATCAAAGTCTTCGTAGGTTTCCGCAGCAACATACGCCACTTCTAGCCGATCCGCTTCCGCAATTACAGCGGCACGGAATGTTGCCCAATCTTCAGCTACCACTCGGCTACGCTCTACATTAGCAATAACCATCCAATCAGATTGAGCCAACAGTTTGCCAGCGGTATCCTTGGCCTTCATTACTGCGGTGGACTTTTCACGATCAACTGGCGCACGGACTACTGGAGGCTCCTCAGGCGTAACCCAAGTAATGCCTTGAGCTTCCTTGGCTGCCGCTGGTGCTGTTCGCAACCAATTAGAAGCAAATTTTATGTTGTTGTGAGTGAAACTTTTGTCCATCGGGAGCGCCCGACCTTCTGTTGTGATATATGGCATGATTAAATCCTATCTTGCGTTGGCGTGTTTTAGGGGTGACTCGCTGAAACAGGCATACACGAAACTCGTATTGTTTTGGTTTGTAACAGACCCCGAACCCCTCAACTTAAATCCGTTAGCTGTGAAATCCGCTTTGTTCGAGGCTGCGGTGTCTTCGTCGTTACTTGTGTTTGGCTCAAGAAATTTATCAACTACGTTGTAACCATCCCGCTTGTTGTCTAACAGAAACCAATCCTGTGATGCGCCTATGTTTTTTATTAGCACAAAAGCTGGTCGGAATCCGGTGTAGATAAATGGCCCATCCGCGTCTCCATTGCCCGTGTAACTCCCAAACTTTGAATAACCTTCGACGCCATCCCATCCGTAGAAGATAAAGTCTTTATTGTTTTTAACTGGTTGGATAGAGCCAGACCCACTACTGTAATCAACCCAATAAATATTTGTTAGCTCTGCTTGGTGTTGGGTGTCATCGTTTTTGTTGGTAAAAAATCCTGATGATCCTGTGCTATACGCAACTCCGTAGTTATCAAAAAATATTTGGTAAGAAGCATCGCCTAAATCTTTATGCCAAATTAGCCAGTCTGTTGAGTCATCATCCCTGTTTTTACAAATTACAAAATCTAGGGGTACGCCGAGTGAATGATTAAACAGCATCGAGTCTGATTGAGAGTCAGAATTACCCGTGTAGGTAAACATCGTGAACCCAGCCGCAGCGTTATACTTCTCGGAGTTCGAGCTTACGGTTGTCCCACCCCCAGCGACCACAGTTCCAGTAGTTGATTCATTGGCCGTGCTGTAGCTAGAGTGTTGGTAAAACGTATCACCATCGCTAAACTCTGTAGAAGAGTCCCCATCATCGTAGTAGTAGCTTTGAAGGTTATTGCTGCTATCGTCATCAAGAGATACGTCTATGTTATACCAATCAGAAAAATCGCTATCGCAATCCCATACTATTTTAATCTTTTGAGGGTCGTTTGTTTTAATATCCCACTCGTTTGAATAACCACCGCTACCGTCATCTGTAGTAGGTTGCCCAACTTCCCCAATCTCTGCTGTGCCTTCGTAGACTTTTAACTTTGTATTTCCCCAGCCATCAGTTTCACCAGACATATAATCTGATACTGTAAGGGTAAGCGTGTCGGAATAGCTTGCTGAAGCAGAAGGAGTTTGGTGGGCTTTCCAGTTCCAGCTAATGAAATCTTTACCAGAAGCATTTGTGTAATCGTAAGACCCTGAAGCAAGAGTGAAACCTTCACTTCCAGTGTCGCTATCAAAGGACGCTACACGCTGGGTGTTATCCTCGTTGTCCCTGCTGTTAGACGCTAATGCCCCAGCAGAGAGTCCACGGGCTGAATCATACAGGCCGTGGTAGTAATTCGAATCCTCTCTGCGTTTAATCCAAGTAAGGGCTGGAGTGAATCCAAGGTTTATTTCTTCACCACCACCTTCACCCTCATACGCTTTTGCCTCGAAATGCTCTGACGGGGTGACGGACGGGTCATCGAAATTGCTGGTGTTAAGTGCGGTAGCTGTTGTGCTTCCTATATCTGGAGCAGTCCCCCACCATTCACCAGCTTCAAAATATCCGGTAATCTGGTCTATGCCATTATCGTGCGAGGTGGCTGTAAATGTTGCACTACCATCAAAATCAATGCTGTCGGATGATGTAAGGCTTTTAAGAAGTGTCTTGGTTCCATCTGATTCAACTTCGTAAAAGTCGGCTTTGTTGTTGGCTCCGTCAAACGCGATGCCTAGACGGTTGCTGCCAACTGCGGTAACTGAATGACTGCCATCTGGCGATTGGACAGTGCCGTCTGACCCGTAGTAACATCCGTTGGATGAGTGAGCATAACCAGTGTGTCCATCATTCCACCTTGCCCGAACCACTCCCGCCCCAGAGATGCTCGATGTGCCACTACCACTACTTCCGGTTTTGGAAAACGCAAACTCCGCATAATGAACGCCGCTGGACGCGATGGTTGTGGATGTGTGGGCTACGCCCCCAGTGTAGGTGGCTACTGTGTTGCCCTCGCTGTATGTGAAAACGTGAGTAGTGCTATCTAAACGCCTAATTAAAGGGTTCCAAGTTGCGTGATTTTTGAGGGGATTGTCCTCGCGGATGTCCGTTGAATTAAGGTTAGTTGGCTCGAAGTGGTTCTTGTTGCCCGATTGGTCACCACCGATATAGACGGGGTTAAGCTCGAATGGGGCTGATTGTAAGGAGCTACTGAAGTTGGTGGTGTAACGCGCTGTGCCTTTTGTGATTCGGACATCAAAGATATAACCAGTAAAGGCAGCACTCGTTCCTCCGTCAGCCGTTGAGCCAAGTCGCGGTTTGCTGTTTTCGGTCAGGTTATTACTAAAAGATTGCGTAGTTCCGGTGGCTGTTCCGTCTATGTATGCGTAAAGTGTTCCGCTATCTCTAACCAATGCAATGTGATGCCAAGTGTTAGTGGATAATGAGCCGCCTAACACATAGTTACCACCGGAGTAAACCTTTACCCCATTTGTTGTGTCTGTTGAAAACGCAAACGTGTCAGTGTCTGTGTTATTAGTTGGGCGCAAATCAATCAGCATTGCATCAGTGCTGCTCGGGATGGACTCAAAGTACCACCATCCTTCTACAGTGAAATCCCCTGTACCAAACGCAAAGTCGCTGGATGCCGCCGCTACAATTGTATCCCCGTTGCCGTCAAAATACATCGCAGTACCAGAGCCAAAAGGATTACCAACAGTGTTGTCGTGATGAGTGTTTCCGCTGACAGTTAGCACATGCCCCTTTGCCGCATCAGCAAACAACGTGTCGCCATCATTGCGGTCAATGGAGGATACGAGGAGGTCGGCATCGTGGGCTGGCTGTGCGTCGATGTGGAATCCGTTTGTACCGAATGCTCCGGTGTACTCTTTGGGTTTCAGGCCACCAAAGCCATTCGATTCCGTAAACGAGGTGTGGTCGAGTGCGCTACCCTCGATTCCGTATATGTCTGCGAGGTAGCCGTCAAAATTGTAGCTAGTGTTGCCGCTCCAACGCCCGAAATAAACATTACCCCAAGCTGGGTAGGAAACGCTAGAGGATAGGGCGTGAGCTACCCCGTTAACATAAATGGTTATTGTTCCAGCATTGCATGAAATCGTGAGTTGATACCAACTTGATGTATCTCTGAAAACGGCGGTAGTGTACCTGTAAGCTGATCCATTCCAAATTGAAATTCGGTCGGAAGAGTCAAAGTTGATTCCATCTCCACCCCAGCTAAAGAAGTATTGCAGTGAGGACAGTTTGGAACGCTTAACCCACATTGCCACTGTCCAAGTGGTGTCCGTGCTGCCTGTCGCTTTGTAGAGATTAGAGTTGTTCCCATCATCCCACCGCAGCGAACGAGTCACAGGGTCTTCGGCTGGGGTTGAGTCGTCAGCCGCTGATGTGATTAAACTGGAATTAAAGAGAGGCATTAAGTAAGAGCTTTAGAGTTAGTAAGACAAACTTTTGTACCGTTACAGATATAACTAATTAAGAATGTACCCGAAACTCCGCTAATTGTATTAACAACATCAGCATGTGTAAGAGTAGTGCTAGTGCTGAATGATATAGTCCCACCAGCGTTAGTAAGCAGAATAAAACCGCTTTGCCCGTTAGCGTCAGTTAACGCAGCAGTAGTGGAGTTTAATTCAAAGGTAACTCCACTAGCCCCAGACGAAGTAACAGTCCAAGTCCAGTTTTGAGCTGTGTCCGTGTAGAACGTAGTAGTGTCATCGGCATAAGATGTATTAAATGCACTACGTTGAGTTGCTGTCCATGCTTGTTGTTGATCGTACACAGCATTGTTAGCTGCGTGTTGCATTACGTCAGTACCAATGACTAACCCAAGAGTAGTTCGTTGAGCAGCAGCATTTGCATCGTCAAGCAGGTCTTTACCAGCAGCAGTTAAATCGTAAGTAGCCGCTGTTCCTGAGCCTGTAAACTGAATGCCTTTATCAGCAGCAGAAGTCAGTCCTGCAAGAGCAGTTAGCTCATCATCTAAAGGTTGGTAACTATGGGCGTGAGCTGCTTCGGCAAACGTACCTCCGACTGCTGCTAAGTTTACATCCCGATCACCCATAGTGATGACCCGTGTAGTGCCTGTGGTAATAGCTCCTGCATCAATACGGACTTGCTTAGTAGCGTCTGTGGGGTCTTTGACGACTGCTGTAGAATCTGCGATTGGCAGGGTGTCGCCTCCGCTTGCCGTAGAGGCTATAGTTATTTCACTACCGCTATCGGTAACTGTAATGTTTGATCCTTGAGCAATCTTTTTAAACTCTAGGTCAGTACCAGTTTTTTGTTTAAATACTGTACCTTCACCAGTGCCTACGTTGCTACCAGTGTTAGCTTCACCTCCGCCAGATCCCGGAGCTGCTGCCCACACGGCATTCCCAGAAGAGTTCTTAGTTAAGACATAGTTATCCGTAGCCCCGCTACTTTGGGTAAGAGCGTCAATCGAAGCTTGGGCTGTAGTTTGGCCCGTGCCTCCACTTCCTAAAGGAACTGTTCCCCCTGTAATTGCCTGACCAGAGATTGTCAGGTAGTTCTCATTGACTAGAGTTACAGGAGTGGAGTTATCCGTACCAGAAACGTCTACCCCTAGAGTAGTGCGAGCTGCTGCGGCATCTGCATCATCTACGACAGTTTTACCGAAGTCCGATATAGTGGTGTTAGCTGGTAAAGACAGTGTTTTAATATCAGCGTCCACCTCAGAGTCCATCAAGGCTCCTGCTGCGGTTACGTTAGTGGTGGTTGTTACATCAGCGTTTTCTTCAATGTTAGTAAGCTTAGTACGCTCACCAGAAGTAATAATGGCCCCTGAACCTGCGTCAGTTACATCAGCTAACTCAGTTACGTTGTGAGTGCCTAAGTTTACTACTGTATCGGCAGAGCCTGAGATACTGGCAGCAATAGTGCCGTCTTCTAGTAATGTTACTTTATTATCCTCTAACTCTTGCACCATTTGGCGAAGGTGAGTTTGAGAATCGTCAAGATTAGCTTCGGTTACTGTGGCTCCGTCAGTGTAATCGACACCGTTAGTTGTTAACCCAGTGTTCCGACGAACTTCAATTTGGTAAGTAGATCCATTAGCTAGTACAGCAGCAGCAAGAGTAATTACTTTATTGTCATCAATCGTGTATTGACTTGGATAAGTCAAAGCACTGACAGAATCAGCAGCAAGACGAGTCTTAAAAGCAGTCAGAGTTTCGCCAGCGTTTGAAACCCTGACTTCAATCTGAGATTTCTTTAAGTAATCAAATGTAATAGCAGCTAGATTTTCTGTACCATCTGCTCCTGCTACACTTGTTTTGTATTCTACTGAGTAAGCCATTTTTTGTACCCTCTTATTGTTGAGTTAAAATATCAATCTTTTTTGTTCTTTAATCTATTTATTTGAAGCATTAGATCCAATTCTTTATTTGCTTCTCTAATTGTTTTTTCATCTGCTGACGTTGCTCCCGAGTTCCCTTCTGCTATAATAAGGTTCCGTTCAAAAGCGGGCCAGTATGTTCCTAAAACTCCAGTGTAACCAACAATAGAGTTTTTAGTAGCGAGTTCCATGTTTTTAAATTCATCTTCTCCTAACCTAAACGAAGGTGAACCTTTAATTTGATCCCAAGCAGCTTTTCGATATTTATCGAGTATTGTTTGAATCATTGTTATTTGTTGAGGAATAATACCTGCATCTGCATCTCTATAAGAAGATAACTCTTGATACTTATCAGATTTGATAAGTTGCGTAAGACTTTCTCTAAGAGTTAAACCAGCAGATCCATCTGAAAGTTTCTTTTTAAATTTCAGTTTGTTTGGAGATGTTTTATCTATTTCATAGAAATATTCTTTTCCTATTTTTTCTACACCTCCTAATCTTATCTTAGAAGAAAGATCTAACCAATAATCGTAAACAGACTGACCTTCTTGGATGCCTAATTTTTTAGCTATAAGATATTCTCTACTACCTACTTTGCCTATATCAGCAAAAGAAAGAGTTCTATCTAGATTAGAACTAGCATTTAACTCTGGATCAGGTTTTCTTTGAGAAAACATTAAAGCTGCCAGTTCATTAGCAACAATATCTTCGTTATAAGGAAGAAGAGGAGTAGGATTTAAGTTTTTCTGTAACATCTGCCAACGAGCATTCCCGTGTTTATAAGCAGGTTCTCCTAAAACATTTCTTTCTGGCGGGTAATAAGCCCTAGTTTTAATGTTAGGCGTAGGAATTTTACCGAAAAAAGGTATATCTAGTTTATCCGCTTCTCCTACTGCATAAGAGGGTTTAGCCTGACTTCCGATAAGTCTCGGATTATCCTTATCAGGCATAGCATTCATATCAGCATCGTCTTGTAATTCTTTTACAAAGAAAGGAACTCCAAACATTTTTACATTTAAAGCATCAATGTAATCTAAAGTTTCTCTCATCATAGGATCTGTCGATTGAGAAAAATCTTTAGCAATCGTAGGAATATGAGCAGCAATACGTTGCTGCATATACCTTCCCATTTTCCTGTCAGGAGCAGTAATAGCTTCCGCAGCGTTTGTTATATTTTTAATGTAACTCTTATCTAAACCTGACTTAACTAAAGCCATTGTATAAATAGTGGCATACTCCATTAATACTAATTTTTCTTGTTTAGAAACTGCTCTAGTATGCGCGTCTTTAATAGCAGCAGGAACCGCAAAAAAAGTAGCAATAGGATCAGCCCTATTATAAGGAACGAATCCAACTGGAGTTCTAAAAGCAAAAGGTTCGTTTACACCATTTCCTTTCCAATTATCTCGTTCGTCTTTATTTAAAGGGCCGTATCCAGTAGTAATACCTGAATAGGCAGCTCCAGTACCAGTAATCCACAGAGCTGTTCCGGTAAACAATCTTCCAAAAGCTTCGGAAAACTGTTCTTCATTGCCAGAATATAAATCTTGTTTTAACTGCTGATGCCATTTGCGAACAAGAGGAAAGTTAAAAGGCACACTATGTTGCCCTATAAATTTCATTAGATTAGCTGGAGTTAAAACAAAAGGTTGATGGGCAGAAATAGCAGGATGCCTAATAGTCTGCTGAACATGGTGCGTAAATGTACCCCATTGATAATCTTCGAACATTCCTCCAGTTACATCTGTGTCTCCAGATTCTTTTAGAGATTTTACAGCAGCTAAAGCTGGTTTTTGCCAAGCTGAATCTTTAGCTCTAGTAAAGCTCCTGACACACATTTCCTCTAATTCTTGAGGATTCATTCCTGTGGTACGCTTTATATTTAAAATTTCAGCTTCCATAGCAATTTTCCAGTCGTCTCCGTGACTGTCTATGCATTGCTGAACAAGTCCTTTCCGAGTAAAATGCTGTCCATTAGCTAAAGTAGATGCTTCTACTAAATTATTTACTCTTTCGGCTATCTGCTCGACATTGACATTAGGGCCAGTAAGTTTTCCCATTTGATGAAAATCCGCTATTATAGCAGATCTAATATGAGTTCTGTAGTTTACTTGTTTAATAAACTCATCGAAATAAACCATACCTTTCATCGGCAATCCTGCTACATTTTTCATAGCAAAATCAGCACCAGCTAGAATATCGTCAGCAAGCCTTCCTTCTCCTACTCCAAGTTTAGAAGCTAATTTAGACATATACTTATGCCTAAAATCGTCCTTACCTCCTATTAGTGTTTCTGTTAAAGAGTTTGCATCAAAGCCTACTTGTCCACTGGACATATCCCAACTACCTAAACCAGTTGTTAGTCCTTCTTTAGAGATGCCTTGAGCTGTGCCTGATCCTACTTCTAATGTAGAACCTCCTTGACCAGCAGATTTTCCAGCGGCTTCGACCGAATTTAACAAATCTCTGTGAGTTGCTGCCGAAGGGTCTGAAGTCGGTACGTCACCTACATTTCTTAAAGGTCTCAAAGAATTTTCTGCAAATTCTCCCCTAGAGAGATGCTTTAAAAACGTCAGATACATATCATTTAAGTTAGCAAACATAGCGTCTGCGTAAGCATCCGACCAATCTGCTATAGATTCTCTATCTTTTCCTTTCCACGCCTTAGCAAACTTAGGATCTTTGAGACGGCTTTCTGCTGCCCAAGAAAAATAAGGAGTTCTCATAGCCCAAGCTCCTGCTTTAATGTTTGCAACATTAATATAAGACCTTAAAGCGGTGCTAAGGATGTTTACTCCTTGTGTTTTAGGGCTACTTAACATGGCGTTAACCATGTAATCGTTTTTCATAGCCATGATATTCCTAAATAAAGGAACTGATCGAGTGGTCTCTAAAACTCTGAGTAATTTAGTACTTTCGTCTGCGCTTTGTGTGTTAACAGTAGCAGCTATTAATTCTGCGTTTTTAAAGATTTCTTCTAAACCTCCGTTTTCATCTAAGACGGCTAACTGAACTTGCCTTAAAACATCATCATCCATTAATGGCTGTCCGTCTGGCCCTTTGACATCCATCAGTTTCTTTTGAAGCGATTGACCTGCAAGACCCCAAGACCTACGGGCTAATTTCAAAGCTGAAATATCTTCTTTAAGAGCGGATTGTAATTCTATTAATCTGTTAGCTAATTGAATACCTTCTTCCGAAGCGATTGCTTCTGCTCCTTTTGCTTGGTTTTTCAATTTAGACATTTTAGTAACAACCTCATACATCTCCTGAGCGTTGCTTTCTATAACGAAACGGAAAGCACCCAACCGAGTGTGGAGGGAAGCTACATCTCCGTGAAGTAAACCATGTCTTTTTGATCCTAGAATCGGATCTAGAACATCTTCAAATAGTCCTTCTCCATTTTCTATTTGATTTAGAAATCCTTCAGGATCTATCCCTAAAGAATCTGCTAGTTCTTCTAACTGCCTTCTATTTTCAGTAACTAACCAATCATTAATATCTCGTCCTGCTTTTATATCATCTGCCATTCCTAGCATTTTTTGCAGTTCATCTGATTTAGTAGTTTTCTTTGCAAGAGCAGTAAGTTCTTTTTCCCAAATTTTTATTACAGTTGCTAAAGTTTTTTGAGAACCTCGACTTCCTCCTGCAAACATAGTATCAGGATTAAACACACCTGATCGGCGCATATCTTCCAAAGCTTCAGCCATAGTAAACCTACGGGGTTTACCATCGGCTCCTTTAATAGTTTTCTTACCAGAAATATATCGCCTAATAGAGTCTATGCCATTCGCAGGGTCTCTAAAAATATCTTTAGGTTCAAAAGGTTTAATTGAAGCATCGAAGTTTTCGATAAGTTTTTTACTAGGATTAGCAGCTAAAGTTTCTTCAGGTATTCCCAAACCTCTTTTGGGATCTGTTAAAGCTTCTTTAGTGACTTTCATCATTAACTGCATACCTTTAGAAGAACCCATAGAAGGAAGAGTTCCTCCGCTCTTTCCTACTTCTTCGGCTAACAGTTTTGCCCTAGCGGCGAGGAACTTAATGTAAGCATTAGACCCACCTTGAGCATCCAAAGCTTCTTTTAAACCGTCCGTGCTAAGCTCCATTGCATCAAGAATTTTTACTTCTTGATAAGCTCCATCGTGTTTACTGATGCCTTTAAGAAATTTGAAGTTATCTTCGTAATCTTTAATTATAGCATCTTGATCTAAAACAACATCAGTTCCGTGAACTTTCCACAAAACTCCTTGTTCTTCTAACAGGTTAGATTGGTAAAGTTTTTTACCCTCCATCAAATCACTTAGAGAAGCTCCTCTGCGACGTTCTAAGAAACGTCGTAAAGCAATTAGATTAACGTGATTTTCTTCTTCTCCTACAGATTTATAACTACCTTTAGGTTTTAAACCTGCTTTTGGCCCTCGTGCGTGAACTCTTTCGTGTTCAATAATAAATTCTAAAAGATCATCTTTAGATTTAAAAATATCCCACCCGTCTTGTCTGGAAAATTTGTATCCTCCCCTTTTAAGCATATCTACTAAACGGGAATCGCTTTTTAAAAGCATAGATAAAGGAGCTGCATCTTTAACCTTAGGCTGTTCCCAAGCTTTATTAGTGTACATCTCTTCAAGAAAATCTTGATCTATGTACATTTTCTTAGTTCCTCTGTTGTACCAAGCTCCTACACGCCTTCCAGCACGTTTAGATTTAGCTTTAATAATATTTTGATGCTCTTTAACAGAGGAATCTAACACCGACAATATTACGCCATCTCCATCTTCTGCTAGGCTTTCTCTTATAGCTTTCCAAGCAGCTTCAGGATCTACATCAATAGAAGGACGGGATCTTAAAACATCTCCTTTTAATAAAGAGTCCTCTCCTAAATTCATCCAGTGAGTTAAAGGAGTAGAATGGTTTTTATTATAGTTTCCTTGAAATTCTTCTAAAGATTTTCTGTCAATAGCTACTCCAGCGTCGAAAGCTTTTTTCTCTTGATCTGCAAGTTTAGAAAGTTTCTGCAAATAACTGTCGTGCAATGCTTCAGTCCAAGCTTTAGGAGACTTAGCGTACTGTTCGCTTAATTTTAAAACATCTTTAGAATACTTGTATGCCCAACCTTTGTGCCAAGAATAACGAAAAGCTTGAACAGCAGTTCCAGCCATTGCTCCTAAACCTGCTCCTTCAAGGGCTAAAACAAAACGTCCAGCTATTTCATCTGAAAATTTCTCTTCATTAAAATCTTCTGCATCAAAAGTTAAATACTCAGCGATTTCTTTAATCTGGTTAGCTGAACTTTCGTGACCTCGGCCTCGCATATAAGTTTCTAAAGCAGGTAAAGCATGGGAACCTATAGAACCTGTTGCTGGATCAAAGGCTAACATATCTACTACAAACCCACGGGCCATTCCATCTTTTGCAGCAGCAACAAAGCTTTTAAAATTATAATCAAATTTTGCACCTTTGTTTCCGCTTAAAATTCTTTCTTTCTGCTCTTTAGAAATAGTTTTATTAGCGTTGTAGTAAGCTTCACTTCCTTCTTTTTGAGCTTTTTTAGCTAAATTAACTCTCTGCATTTTTCCTAATGCAGCGTAAGGAACTAAAAACTGTGATAAGCCTTTTGAAAGCTCTCCATAAATTGATTCAGTTTCAATAGTACCCATTAAAGAAGGATCTATATCTTCAGCCCATTCGCGTAACCAAGGAAGTTTGTTTCCACTGGCAGCGTCAGCACCTTGTACAATAAAATTAGTAGTTTGTTTTGCGGCTTCAAGTGGCCCTTGAACTATTCCTCTTCCAACATCAGCTACGCCCTGTCCTAAAGAAGGATTAAATTTTTTATCCATCTCTTCCCGCTGACGCAGAAGAGTAGCTTGCATCCGCTCAAAATCTTGATCTGTTCCTACATCTTTTTGCAACCGCTCGTAATACCTACGAGTAGCTGCCATTCGATCGGCTGTATTAGGAGGCAAAGGAGTACCTTTAGGTTTTTGCGGAAGACTTTCACTCACCACTTCGTGCATTTTATAAGGATCTTCCTCCTTATTTTTATTTTTAATTTCGTCGGCCATTACCGTTTATCTCCTTGTCTTAAAACTCGTCGAGCAGTCACGCTGTCTTTAGGTTCTTCTATATCTTGCTTGGCTTCTTCTACAGTTTTTCCTAGCGAAGCTGCAACAGCTTTCTCAGCTTCAGGGCTGGTGTCTACTTCAGCTTGTAAAACATTTACATCAGTAGGAGTAGCTTTTCGAATAGCATCTTTTGAAAATCCCATTTTAGCTGCATTTCCTTCTGGCCCTGTAGGCATAGAAATAGCACTAACAGTGTCAGGAGATAAATCAGTTACTAAATTATCAGTGTGTTTACTGAAAGTAGCCTGAGCTAATGGATTTTGTTTTAGTTGTTTTTGTAATTCTTCTCCTAATGTAGCTTCGTAGGCTAAAGCTCGTGTAACATTTTCATTAGTATCCTCTAAATAAGAGTATTTACTTTCATTATTTTTTCTTAACAAAGAGCCTTTTCGTGTAACTCCTTGCCTATAGCTTCGGTTCCGAGCTTGAAACTCATCTGCCCAAACATCAGCAGGGCTTTTTTCAGCTTGTTGTATTTGACCCAGCTTTAAAGAATTTATCGTAGTCAGAACTTTTTGATATTCGTCAGTCCAACTACTTTCGTCAGATGCTTTATAAGTAGCATACTCCTGCATAAAATCCCAAGGAGGAGTATCAATAATATCGTCATCTTCTATCTGTTTACCTTCAATTTCTAAACCGCTTTTCATTAACGATCGCTGGTATCCACCTAAAGGTCTATCTCCCCAATCTTGCATTATTTGTAAAAGAGTGTGCCTTTTTCTTTCTGCGGCGTCTCTTTCAACAGAAAGAAAACCAGAAGAAAACCCTCCTTTATACTTTCCATTTTCTACTTCTAACACTGGAGTAGTAAGTTCCATAAGATTTAAACTATTAAAAAGAAAGTCTCTACCTTCAGTACCATTTTTTAATTGAGGTACAAATTCAGACAAAGCATCGAAAGTTTGTTTAGCTACTTCTCTTTTCTGTTCATAAGCATACTTAGCTCCAAAATTAATATCGCTAGTATTAATTAAACTATATTTAAGAACATCGTTCATCACTTTTTCACCGGCAGTAAACTCATTACTACCGTCCCAAGGAAAAGTGTTTCTAGAATTTCTATCTTCCATCCATTTAAAAATGTCGTCAGACGTAATTCCTTGTGGATATTTTAGATGACCTTTACTTTCAACTTTTTCAGAAAAAGCGTTGAATGAATTTGTAAAAACTTCTTTAAAAGTTTTTTTATCTTTCTCATCTGTTATTTCATCCAGATAAGCCCAGTATGTATCTTTTATGTTTCTTTGAGTAGCTGGTTCGAATCGACGAATAAGGGGATCGTTGTAATAGTGCTGCATTAAATTTCGCAACTCTTCGGGATTTCTAAAAATTTGAGCAGTACTAGGTATGGAAATATTTAAACTTTTAATATCTACGTCTTCACCTCCCACAGAAATAGAACCTTTTAGTAGGTCAGTGTAATGAAGAGTACCCGCTCCAAGGTAAGCTCTAGCCATTACAATTTGTTTAAGAAGCGGTTCTTTAGCTCCTTCAAATTCAGGATTAGAACTCGCTTCTGAGTACGCTTCAGATAGATTATTATCTAGTGTAATAACTCTTTTTTGAAACTCATGTAATTTTTCTTGGTGATTCAGATCAATCTGGTGGTTAAGTTTCCAGCTTAAATTTTTAATTCGGAGTAATCTTAATCTTTCTTTTCGAAGACTATTGTACTCGTCCATAAAACTAGCAGACCCAAATCCAACGCTTTGACTAGATGGAGTCGCGCCTTTACTGGCATAGAGCATATGAGCTAAACCATGATCTACGTTTTTGTAGGGTAACTCGTCTTTAGATTTAGGATCAATATCAGGCATTTTATCTAGCTAGGATTACAAAGTATTTGAGCATTAAAGGAGAAACTCCGTCACTACTCCATGAGTCCCAATACCCGTGGTTCTTTGCTTTTTGTTCTACGTTTTCTCGTAAATCAGAACCTTTAGGTAACAAGACATCAATAGGCTGTTTTGTGTTTAGCTCTTTGTTAACTGTTTGAGCAATACTTTCGGGCTGAACAAAAACCGCTGGATCGTCTCCAACTTGAGGCATCTCAATTTTTATAGGTTTATCGGAATCGTCCCAACCACTTTCAAATAATTGAGCCCACAACCCCGAAGCTAAGGCATCTTCCAAGGAAATCCCTCTTTCATTTAGCATCTTAACTTTTTTAGTTATTTCTCTTCTGACAAGTGGCCTGTAAAGCATATCTACTTGAGCGTTAAGAATAGCTAAATTGTCGTCTGTCTTATCGTCACGGTTCTGAGTATAAACATTAATTAATTTAACTAACTCAGGATTTTTTGATATTTGAGCCTGAACTAAAGATTTGTATAAGTCTCGATTCATCGGTAAGGACAAATCTGTAACCTTTTTTAAGGTTCCTAGTTTTTCTTTAGAAACTAAATCCAGTAAATTTGTTTTTTGAGTAGGGGAGAGATAAGCATCTTGAAGAATATTTTCTCTTAATTTACCCATATTAAAATTAGAACTATTTAAAACCTCATCTAAATAAGATGTGAAGATTTCATCTTCATCTACTATAGAGTAGCCTCTGTTTTCTAACTGTTTAGTTAAATCTGAAAAAACATTATCTAAGGAAAAGTTAAAAGTACCCTGTTTAGAAATTCCGTTTACATTAGCTAAAAAAGAATTAAGAAATTTCTCTCTATCTAAATCTTCTTCAATTTTTTTAGCAAAACTTTCAAAATTTTCTTTAGTAATTTTTTTACCTTTAGATAAATTCTGTAAATTTTGAGTTAAAGCTGCTTCTATAAACGAGCTTCGTTTATCTTCTGCTTTTATTTTAATTTTATCTGAAAGAAATTTTTGATGTGCTTGTTTATCTCTTAAAAATTGTAATCCATCAGCCAAAGCTTTATTTTGATTCCTAAGAATAAAACCTTTAGTTAAAACATTAGCAGCATCAGCCGAAGGTGGGCCAAATGCGCTTCCTTCTCTGTATTCAAAACCAAAAGTTTCTACTCCCTCAACAGGTTCAGAACCAGCGGGGCCATCTAAAGTTACGTTGTTATTTTGAAACTGCTCCATCAAATAATCTTGATGTGCTTTATCTGTTAAATCGAAAAACTCTCCATTAGGCAGTTTAACTCCATTTTCATTCCACCTTCTAGCTACTTCCGAAACAGTGGAAGAAAACCAATTAGTTGCATCGGTGTTGACTTTTAGCTGCACTCTTGCTTGGTCTTCTCGTGCGGCTATTAATTGTTTTTGGAGATCTTGACTCAACAAATCTAGAGATTGTGCTTCAGGCCCGTCACCTAATCTCGTTCCTGTTCCATGTAGTTTTTGATTTATAAACCTGTTTAAATTATCCAGCGCATTTTCAATCGAAGTGACTCTTTGAGAGTGTCCTTGAGGGAAAACTTTGCTTTGTAACCATTCTTTATAAGTGTCTACATAAAATTGTTTACCGTTTAACTCCACTGGGAGAACTTTCATTGGAGGAATTTCCATATTATAGGTAGCGGCTTGCCTATCTTCAGGGGTCATTTCAATTCCAATGCGTTCCATTGAGTCCAAATCTTTAGGGCCGATGCTATAAGGCGATTCTGCTAAAACTCCTGTTGCATAATAGCGACTAGCTTTGTCAAAATTTCCCTTATCGTCCCAATAAGAAGCTCCTCCTCCTAGTTCTGAATTGTATTCTTTACCCGCAATCCAAGAAGTTTCAAAAGCAAGTCTCAATCCTTGCTTAATCATTTTTACGTTTCTTCCCTCAACAGCTTTAGCATAATTACTCTGAGCAGCTACCATCATAGCTTGTATTTTCTGCTCTGCTGCGGGATAAAATCCGAAATCTAAAGTTATAGGATTTTGAGGGAGTTCGGATACAGACTCTTGTACTTTATTAGAAAAATGATCTCGAATTAAATTCTGAAATTCATCGGATGGAACCATGTTTTCAACAGATTCGTTAATTAAACCATCAATGCCTTCTAAAACATTAGCATTAAAAGCTTCGGACATTGCGTAATTTCGTCCGTAGTGCAGAGCAAAACTGTCTTTTACATCAGGTCTTTCGCCATTAAAAAGACCTCTTTGCTCCGCATTGATAAAAGCATTAGTACCTTCTTTTCGTAGTTGAATCCCGTGTTTAATAGCTAAAGCTCTCCCTTTAGCTTTATCTTCAGCACTCTGCTCATTTAAAATATCTTCTAAAGCTTTTCCTGCGCTAGACCCAAGAGATTGCAACCCTGCCGCAAGAGCTTTCCAATCGCTTTGATTAGAAATCTGACCCCCACTTACTCCAGAACTTTTTAAAATCTCTGACTGAGGCTTAACTACAAGCCCCTTTTTTTCTGGATCTAATCCTTCTGTAAGTAATCCCATGTCTTAGCCTTTTAATTGGTAGAATGTCCCAGCGTTTCCTTGAGCGGGTTCGTAGATACCGTCATGGCCTACTACCTCTCCTAACGAACTACCTCCCCACATACCTTCTTTTTTACCTACTGCATAAGTATTATATGCGTTATCTCCGATGAATCCTAAGATTGCTCCTGCTGCGCTTGGTTCGGAAACAGGTTTGTTAGTTGCTATGTTACGCTGTAAAGCGTTGAACCTTAGATGATCTAAAGCTCTGCTGTGATGAGCAGTAGCCATTCTTTGTTCTTCAGATAAATTGTGTAACAACTTAGACCGATCAGCACTATACTGATTCATCGCCTGAGTAAACGTAAGTCCACTTGCGCCTGATTCTGAAATTTGAAGCTGAGCTTGAGAGCTTTTAACTAGACCTCTTTGACGAATCTGTTCACCTTGTTGGACTCTAGCTGTAGCTTCCTCTTGATGTTTAAGGTTCCGAGAACGAGCTTCCATTAAAAAAGCTTCGTTTTCAGCGTTTTGTATATCTTGTTGATACTTTCTCTGAGAAGCGGCTTGCTGTTTCTGCCCTCGGTATGCAATGGCAGCGGAAGCTGCACTAGCTACTAAGGAAATAGCAAGCATAGCAGGAGCCCCACAGGCTAACATAGGTTCAATCATTATCTAAATCTCCTTTGTGCATAAAAAACTGATAAAAAGGACGTTTTTCTACACCAAACTTTTCTAACGGAGCTTCTGCAAAAGTAAACCCTATCCATTTTAACCAACGAATATGTTTTTTATTTCTGCAATCTACTACGTTGAAGAGAATCTCATAGTTTTCCATGAGTTTGTCCACCCAAAACTTTGAGTTCCGAATGAAAGACACTCTTGCTGCTTTAAACATATCTTCAGATCCTAGTAACCAAATCATACCTGATGTTGCATTAGCTGTAGTAACTCCAAAAGAAGCATATATTTCTTTTCCGTCTAAACTCGTTACAGAATACGTTTTAGCCGAGTCCCTAATGGAAGCTTCCAAAACAATTTCTGGAGACAATCCTAAGAGAGCTTTAATTTCTGCTTTATCCGCTTTCCTCAAATGAGGTGCTAAAATTTTTGCATCAGAAACTCTGGCTTTCCTTATTAGGACATTCTCGTAAATCCATTTATCCCGCTCTTTGCGAACGTGCGTAGTACAAGGCTTCATATTCTACAGTTAAAAAACTACTCGGAAACGGCGTGTCGTTTATCAATTTAATCGAAGTTGTTTCTCCCTTCGATTGTACTGGAAATTTAAAAGTCCCGTCTGCAACTGTAGGTGCTGCACCCACTACAAATGATCCTGATTTTCTAGAATCAAATACATGAGTACGGGTACTCCTTCCTTCTGGGGTTACTTCTATTTTAAAAGACACCGAGTTATCGAAAGTAAGAGTACCGTTTCTTATCTGGTATCTACCGGAAGCTACTGAACCTGATCCTCCTCCTTCGGATTGCTCTTTAAGTGTAGGTTTACTAAGGGTAAAACTTGAGGTGTACTTCTCACCTATAAAAAACTTACGAGTTTGAAGGTCTCCCTCAACAACTAGAGTAGATCCCGATTGCTGATGTACTTTGAATACAACTCCTCCGTTTTCAACTCCGCTAACCGCTCGGCTGACGACTTGCATTGTACCGGACGCAGAAAATGGTAACGTAATCGTTGTCCTTCCAGTGTCAGAGTCAAAGGAAAGTGCCACTCCGCTGGTTGCCTCTGTAATTCTTCGGTCAAGACGCACGGTAAAATCAGAGTCACTGTCGGATTCTCCAAGTCTGAACGACACTCTTTCCACAAATAATCCATCGTTTCTTTTGACAGAAACGTAGAGGTCTTTCCCGATAAAGTCTGCTGACCGAACAGTGGCGTCTGATCCGAAATCAAACTTTGACCACGAGGCTTGTACTTTTTTATTTCCACTGGAGTAGTAGGCGTAAACATATACGCCTGTTGTATAACTACTAGAAGTTACTACTAAAAGTGGATCATTGGAATTAGAAGATATTCTAGTGATATTGCCGTCAATATATTTAGGCACATGGGCTGTAACATCTGAGCCTTCCATTTGCTCAGTTTCAGGGGAGATATAATACTCCATTATTCCGCTGTAGCTCCCCCTAGCAAAAGGAAAATAAACATTTTTACCTGATACTACAGGTACAGTGTTTGTATCTGAATCGTACTCTGTTTCTTGGCTAATACTAATAGTGTCAGGACTAAGAACGTCACCTCCAGTAAGCATAAACTGAGTTCGATCACTAAACAGAATTAGATTTCTGTTAAAAGGTATTGCTGAATGTAAGTTCGATACTTGATTGTGGCTTGCTCGGACATCTAGAGGATCTGACCCTAGAATTGAAGTTAAAGTAGTACGGTAAAAATTAAAGTATTCCCCTGCTTCGGATAGACTTACGTTTTCTCCGCTTAGAAACCCAAGCCGATCTCTAAATAAAACAATGCCTTTAATTTTTGCTCCAACAAATGACGGAGCTGGGGATGATAAAGAATCTCCAGCATCTCGGTCTGCCCAAGTAGCTCTATCTAAAGTAAAGGAACCGTCAGCATTTCTTACTAATGTATGAGGCATTGTAGAAGAATCTAAACTATAGGGAACTCCGGTTCCTACAGATTCTGCCCAAGTGCCTCCTCCAAAAGGAGCGTTAGAAATATCTTTCGCAGTAAATTTTACATAGTAATCATCAGCATTAGAATCTACATCGCCAATTACTTTAACTATCCTGCCATGACGGCAGTAAGCAGGTAAAGAAGTGAACCCATCGGCTTCTTCTTTTACAACTCCCATAGCTGTATTGCCGAGTCCGTCTTTAACGGATACTGCAAAAGCTGTGGAGTTAGATAACTCTAAAGTAGAGCCTACTCTAGTAACTGTAAGACCTGTTTCTGATCCATTGTCTATTTCAGTTTTTAACCGATTAGCAATATATTCTGTATCTATTTGAGGGCGTTCAGTAGCATCGTCACCATCATTAGTAGTATGAGTATATTCTGTTCCGTTATAAATAACAGTATATTTAGTTCCATAGTCTCCCTGTTTTATGTAAACGTAAGCTCGATGATCTGGGTTAGTGTATGTAGCAGAATCTTCTGCCACAGTTACAGTATTATTAACAATAAAAGTATAGTCAGCTATTGTTGTAGTTTCAAATACAATACTAGGAGTATCGTTGATTAAATAATCACACCCATTTGTAGTAGTAACTGTAGCTGAAGTTCCGTTTAATAGATCAATTACAGAAATAGGATCAAGACTGACGTTCTGAGTTCCCGTTCCAGCGTCACTTATGGTAACAGCAGAACCTCCGCTGGTCGTAGCTACTTGAAAGGTGTTTGTAGCGGGGTTTATAACATAGTACCGATCAGTCTGATTTAAACTGCCGAGGTCAGACCCGTGGAATCTAACCTCATCCCCCGCTACAAACGGATGGGAAGTGCAGTTAATCAGATCACCCGAGGTATCCAAAGTAACCGTTTTCTTTTCGGAAGAACGCACGGCTACAGAATAGTTTTCCGTAGAATCTCTATTTATAACGTGTGAGTAAGTGTCCGATGTGCCTGAATTGGTATCAAACTGCTTGGCAATATGAACAGAAGGGTTCCTTTTAAGCAGTCCATCAACAGGAGATGAATGCATATTAATTTGCTCATCTCCCTGACTAGGGTAACGCTGAGTATCTGCTTGCTGGGATACTCCGTTAAGTAGGTTCTGTATTTTAGAAGTTATTAAGGGCATTAGGTGTATCTCCGATAGGACATTACGGTAGCCGCTGGAAGATAAGAGTCAAATACTGAGGCATCCTCAGTGTTAGAATCAAATTCTCTTAAGGAAGCTAGTGCTGCCATCTCTTCTCTAATGCCTATCTGAGTTAAACCTTCGGCCCCTACTTGCCTATCTTGGAGGACTCTAGCTGCTCGCAAGTTAATGTATCTTCGGGCAGGTTCGGGTAAAGTATCCCAATCTAAAAGAGTTACAGTTTCCCCTTTTAATTCTTCATCAAATTCGTAGGTGTGGTCAGACCTGTTGTAGAGTTTCTGTCCCTTAAGAACCACATCAACATTTGGATAACGAGATACGCTAACATCGACACGCACAACGGTATCAGAAAAAACAATATTATTGCTACCGTCAGGAGTAAAAGTGACATCATATTCTGTATTAAAGTGCCAACCTTGGGATTGTACTTCTCGGCTTATTTCGTCCAAAACTTTCTCAGCCATTGGAGCGTCTCCGACACCAGTAGCTTCTTCCAAGGAAGCTAAGGGAGCTTCGCCGATAAACCCCAGCATTGTGTTAACTGCTTCTAGTTTTGTAGTTTTACCAAGAGCCATAATTTATACTGCATATAACCAGACGGATCAAATTACAACAAAAAAAGAGAGGAGTCCACTAGGGACTCCCCTCATTGATTTTTATGAACAATTTTTAGTCGTTCATCAGTACCACGCCGCACTCAGGACGCAGACCGCCGTGGCCCATAGCGTACTTAGCGACCATCAACGTACCTTGGCGTTGGATCTGGTACTCACTCTCGGTGGCGAGGTCTTGCAACTTCACCGTACCGACTGCGGATTTATGGAACACAAGGCCCATAATATTAGCACCGAACTCAGCATGGTAATCTTGAGCTGGCCCAGTTTCTTCAGTGATATTGCCAGAAGGCAGGTGGTTAGTTTTAATAACCGTAATACCTGCGACCTTCAGCACGGAACCTTCGGCATACGAACCACGACCATCCCAATCACGATTGATTGCGAGGGCAGCACCACCACTGGTCTCGGCTTGCACCAAGTTGTAGTAGCGTTGTGGGTTCACCAGCACACAACGATCCGACTGAGGAACATCCTTCTCATCGAGAAGTTGAGCCGCAGCATAGATCGCTTTAGCGAGGCGAGTACCGTTGGTGTCCATGTCAGCGGAACCGTTACCAAGATAACGAACATCATCGGTATCAGTACCAGCAGTAGCACTAACCACGCTGCCGTTTTTGTTACCAGTAATGGTAGCAGAAGCAGCAGTAGCAGCACCGCCGCTGAAGCTAGCAGCGTTAAGCAGAGCCGTCTGGATTACCTGACGGTCAAACTTGTTAGCCAGCGCACGGCCCAATTCACCGGAGTAAATCGAACGAACATCGTAGTGGTTACGCAGCTCATCGAGGTTAGCGATAAACGTCGAAGCCACAAGCAGTTCGTCGATGTGAATAAGTTTCTCAGCGTGTTTGATCTGCTGAATGCCGCCGGGATTGGAAGCATTAATAAGATCATTCCCAACAACGTGGTAGCCAGCGGTTGCTGTACCAGTGACGGGGAACTGAGCGGATTTACCATTGTTAATGGTACGAATAGTGTGGAGGGGTTTCATCACATTCGTTTCTTCGAATGTCGTGAGAACCTCCCCAGCGAATTTCTTCAGGAAGATAGCCTTTACATCACCAGAGGTGTTGATTTGGCCCAACCTTGACGGAGTAGCATCTGCCATCGTTAGAACTTTCTTCTAAGGGTTATTAATATAATTAGGTTTCACACAACCTCGTCGTATTCGATTGCAATTAGTTGTCCCGCCGTAGCTAGGGCTAACTCCTATCGCCATACCACACAGTTGGCTTAATCAAAATAAAGTCCATGTTATGTAAATCGTCAACATAAAAAAGAAGGGCTCAGTATAGACTGAACCCTCCTTAGTACTATGAACGACTAACTATTATGACTATCTGTCAGGCTACACTGACAAGCCATTAGATAACACCTTCACGAGTATTGGCAAGCTTCCTTTCAACTCGCTCTCTAAAAGCAGGGTCTTCCTTGTACTCAGGTTTTCTCATGTCAGCAATCATTTCTGCTTTAGAAGAGTAACCTCCTACAGTTGCTTTGCCAGTGCCGCTTACTAACGTAGGATTGTTCTGACTGTACTTAGCTTGCAGTCCCATTAAAGCCAGCTTAATAGATTGAGTGCTGCCTTCTTTAATGACGTTGTTGTAGGCATTCATGTCCTCGTCATTAAGATGTTCTCCAGCCCATTCCATTATGGATCTATAATTTTCTTCTCCTCCTACGGAAGAAAAAACATCTAAAGCTTGGGCATCGGCTTTAGCTGCCTGACCTTCAATAAATAGATCAACGAGTTCTTTAGAGAAGTTAAACTTTTCGCTTAACTCGTTGTAACTTTCTTCAGTTAAGCTGCCATTTTCAGCGTACTCTCCTGAGTATTTTTCAAATGCATCTGAACCGATGATGTTCTTAACATTCTCTCCTTGGTCATCGGCATTTGTTTCGGCTGATGTTTCCTCTGATTCGGAAGGTGTTTCCTCGGCAGAGCCGCTTCCCATTTTCTTCTGCAACTCATTGTAAGCTTGTTGCAAAGCTTCTGGTGACTCGAACTTTTCGTCAAGCCATTCGGGTCGAGAAGAATCAGGTTGTTGTTGGGGTTCTGGAGCGTCGGCTCCTGCGGTGTCGCCAGCAAAGGCGAATGTAGTTTGTTCTGATGCCATATAGTTTTACTGTGGTGGTTGAGGCATAGCTTCAGGATTTTTCATTGCTTCTTTAGCAATGCCTCCAGCAGCAGTAATTCCCGAAGGAAGTCCTTGCTGAATCATAGCCTGTTGCTGTGCCATTTGTTGTTCTTCTTGGATTTGTTCTTCGGTTCTAATCAAACCTTCAGTATCAATTCCAATAGAAGTAGCTCGTCGTTGTAAGTACTCAGACATATCTACATACGTTGGGAACTCCTGACCTAGTAGTTCAGAAGCACCAGCAATAAACATATCCAGTTTGTTTAAATCATGTCCTCTTCCTAAAGCTTCGAGTCCTGTTACAATAGCAGGTTTAACAATCTTCTTAGGAAGCTTTGGAAGTCGCCGTTGTTTAGTCATTTTGTCCATGACACGGTTGACTAAAGGCAACTGAAACTCTTGAGAAAGAATAGAATAAACACCGCCAAGAACATCTTCTAGTTCTTGAGCCATGAATCTAATCTCTTCCGCTGTGACTCGTTCAGCGTTCCGTTGAATCGAGGTGTTCATTAGGAATGCAAAGCCGAGCCTTTCTTTAATCATCCCGATGACATCGTAGGCTACTTTAAAGTCAGCAAACTTTTGCACTTGAAGGGCTTGAACATCTTCAGCATTACCCTGAACGATAGCACCGTTACTTGATTTAGCTATAGTGTTGATGCGGGTTGACCCATTAGGGTTAACTAAGAACAACACTTTAGCAGCAGCAGCAGAACCCTCTACGATAGCACGGGTTAAACTTTCTAAGCTCCGAAGGTCGCCTAAGTATTCTTCAATGAATCCTCGGCCATAGTGTTCGCCATCAATACGACTAAATCTCAGAGGTATAAATGGGTTTTTGTTTTTAGAATATACTCCCTTAGAGGAGGGAATTTCTACGCTGTTGATCTCTTGGCAAACGTGCCATTTGTTTTCATTAAGGTAGACACAAGTATAGAGATCTAAAGCTTCGGTTTGATTCTTAGTGTAACCTTCAGAATCTTCGTTACCTACAACCAGTTCTTTGGTAGCGGGATCAAGTACATCAGGGGTTACGCTCTCTTTGGTAGCAAGTGCTACTAAGTTTCCAGATGGATCACGTTTACAAACAAAAGAATCTAAAGAAAAGACACGGGCTTCTCCTTTGTCTGGCACATAAAGCAAAGCGTTGCCGCTTACAATCAGATGCTTTAAGGCTTCGAACACAGTTACCCGTAGGTTTCCTGTCTCAAACTCAGCCTGAACAGCACGTTCTACTTGACCAAGAGACTGCTCAATGTCTGCCTGTATCTCCTCGATAGGTACACCTTGATTCTTGATCGAGAAGTAATCGACTTTGAATCTAAAGAACGGAGCATTGGGAGGCAGCAAAGCAAGCAACAGTTTGCTTGAAAGATTGTTTACACCCCTAGCACCCATCCCCTGAAAGGGGGTAGGGTAAGTAGTAGAAGAAGTATTACCTTCAGGCGGAACTAGGTAAGGCAAGGTAAGTTCAGCAGCTTCCCTTGCTCTATCTAAAAACAATCTTCGATCGTCGCTACACTGATCGTAGAAACCTCTGATGTTATCTATGTACATCGTTAATAATTAACTCCAGTTCCAGAAGATTGAGTAGACACTCCTGATGTACGGCGGATTACCATGCCTTGACGGGCGGAACCTCGTCGCCGCTTTCGGCCTTCCCGATCTTTAGGACGAGCCTTTGTCTCAAGGCGAGACACAGTTACCGGAGTAGGCGCAGGGGGTGGGGGCGGGGGTGCTGTTGTATTATTAGATCCTCCTCCTCCTCCGATACACATAGCTATTCCTTTACGTTAAAAATGTTGTTGTTTTGTTCTTCACGAACGTCTTTTAACAGTCTTACTACCGAAACTTGTCCTTGTAAACGACAAATATCACTCAAAGTCTCCTTATCAAGGGGCATTTTGTCAGGAAACCGTAGTTCTAGTGCGCTTATTAGCTCCTCACTTACCAAAGGAAAGTCCTGAAACTCATGCGTCATCTTTAATTTCTCCTATAATTAAAGGCCATTGTATTTCCAGAGACTTTTCCCCATCGTTAGTTAGCAGGTAGTCTGGAAGGATGTCATCGAGTTCTGTTTCAGACTCATGCATATGGTGTTTGCCTATTCTGAATGTTTTAGGCGGCTTCACTTTAACAATTTTACCCTTTAGATTCCTGACATACTCTGCCTCATTGTGGAATCTTACATCAGTAAACACTATTACATCAGCCTGTTCTGACAGGAACTTAACTTGAAGTTCAATTTTTTTAATCCAGTAATCAGGATCTACACTTCTACGATATTCTGTTCCCCACCTTTGAAGCTCCTCTCTAAAAGAACTCTTCTTAGATTCAAGTTCTTCAACGTCGATGTTAGATGCTTCGGCGTATTCTTTTTTAACTTCATCTCCGAAGGCAACTCGCACTACTACTTCAGGTTTAAGCAAGTCTTTGAGTACTTCAAATGCTGTGTCTTTACCTGACCCTGCTTTACCTACCAAACCTACTACTTTTGTGGTGGATTCCATAGCTTTACCTCCTTGGTTTGAAAGTCATAGTCATCGCTTCTAAGTATGTATGCCATACGAGCTTGAGTAAGGATGGCTTTAGACGATGTGACCCCTGACTTGTTAAAGGTTTCTTTGACTGCATCCCAAGTGTGACCAAAGGACTGCCTGTTGACTAGCTTGCCTAGAATTTTTTCAGCAGTCTTAGGCCCAATTTTAGGACACCCGCCATAGTTATCTGTACTGTCTCCGGTAAGAGTTTGGATCATATGATTATAGAAAGCAGCACCTTCGTTTATAGTAATGATACCTTCGTCAGCTTTGTCAGGATTAAACAATCTACAAGGAACAGTTTTAAAATCCTTATCAACACTAACTACGATCCTGTCGTAAGCATCTTTAACTGTCGCTTCAATGCCGATGTAATCGTCAGCTTCTAACCTGTCCTCACACAAAGCACCCCATTCTTTTTTCATATGATCCCTCAAGGCAGGGAGAATCATAGGCTTACGGACAGATTTCCTGTTAGCTTTATACTCAGGGTAAAGTTCTTTCCTGAAATTCTTAGGAGAAGAAAGATACACAGATACTTTCGAGGCGATAAGCTCGTCTTGAAGCATCTCAATAAAATTATCTACCTGAATTTTTCCTTCTTTAGCATCAGCGTGTAGAGTCCACTGGTCGTCTCCCCAATGAACAGGTTCTTCGCAAGACGCTGCAACTTTGTAAGCAATGATGTCTCCATCAATTAATAGGTGTCGTTTAGTCATAGTATTTTTTGTTTACCTACGAACAATTCGTAGCGTGTTTTCAGTACAGGGTTGTTAAAGGTATAGTCGTCCCATTTTTTAAGGGCATAAACTATAGTGTCGTAATTTTTATTAAACACTTTGGCTATTAGATTTACACTGTACCCTTTGTTGTGGAGGTACTGATACAACATAGCTCTAGCGTCTACTGCATCCTGCAATCTTGTAGGAGACTTCAGTAATCTCGTGCTGATACCGAAGATGTACGCAGCATCCGCAATCATCTTGTGTAAGTGAGGTATCTTTATATCTTTTTTATCCATGTTAGTGTGTGTCAGCCCAGTTAGTTCCTGCTTTAGCTTCTCCATCAAGAGGACACTTGAACTTAAAGTAATCTCCTGCCTCTCGAATAGATTCCACAGCTAGAGCCATGACTTTATCTTTATTCTCAGGCCAAACTTCTAGTTGAAACTCATCGTGAACGTGAGCAACAAAGGAGAAGTCCTTGCCCTGAATCAGACCTTCTGTCTGAAGTTTTTCCCACAGATTAACTGTGGCTTTCTTCATTACCAATGCCCCAGCAGATTGAAGCAGAGTGTTAAGTGCGGCGTGGTTACTCCGTATCTGAAGTTTCCTACCGTCCAGACCCATAAGGTAATCCCGACCCTCTAAAGCTTTGAAAATTTTTTCCTTCAAAACTCTCAGGCTAGGTAGAGATTCAAGAAACCTTTTCTTAATGGATGCCCCCTCCTTTGAGGAACCTCCTATGATCTCTCCAATCTTGGCGTCACCAGCACCATAAAGAAACCCATAGATAAATGTCTTTGCATTGTCCCTAGTAGGAAGTCCCGCTGCCTTCTGATTAACAGTATGAATATCATCCTCAAGCAGCTTGTGAGTGTATTCAGGATCGTTCATGTAATGGGCCAAGCATCGAAGCTCAAGGCCACTGGCGTCACACCCAATGAGTACCTTTCCCTCGGAGGCTGTGAACAGGGATCGGTACTCAGGCTCACGGGGTACTTGAGCCATGTTGGGGTATCTGTGGGTGCAACGTCCAGTGACCGCTCCATTAGTCACAACGTGACCATGAAGTCTCCCCTGTCTCTCCAGCTTCATCCAGCCGTTAGCACCGTCAGCTAACTGGCCCATGCGCTTCTGAAGAGTCAGGTAACGAGCGAGCTTCTTTGCTTCTGGGTAGGGTAGCCCAACCAAAACTGTTTCATCTACCTTAGGCTTACCTCCCTCTGTAAACTGATTAGGTTCCCATCCTTGGGCCATAAGCCTTTCAGATATGTGATCCCTACTGGCAGCGTTAAAAGGAATGCGCTTAACCTTATGATCTCCCTTAACTATTTCCTTAGGCTTATACCCAGCAGCTATAGCAGCAGACTTAGTAGAGAACTGCTGACCACCAGCAATCCACCAAGTCATCTTCATTTGGATAACCTTGGGAGGAAAGAGACTCTGGAACTCACTCTCCAGTTCTATCTTTTCGGTAGCCAGTTTAGCGTACAACTGCTCGGCAGACTTAACATCAAATGCAAACCCGTTGAGTTCTTGCTCAGTCATTATCCAAGCAAAGTCATGCTCCAGTTTAATAGCTTCTTCGGAGTACTTCTTAGACTCAAGATGATTGAGCAACTCCAGAGTAACCTTCACATCCTGCTCACAGTAATCCTCCAGTTCTTTAGTCCACTTAGTCAGGTCACTTGACTCCAAGTAAGTACCCTTGAGCATATTCAAACGATAGCCCCAAGCTTTAAGGCTGTGACTCCCAGTTATATTGGTAGGGTAGTCATCCTCCTTGCGGGATCTGTTGATGTCGTAATCCCTAATGTCCGTGTGAATCAGGCGACTCATGGTAAGAGTGTCCCGAACCAGCGCAGAGGGAACCCAGTTATAGAGTTTTCTCAAAGCTGGAAGATCAAAATTAATAATATTATGACCCACTATAACATCAGCTTCGTCCATCATCTTGAGACCGTCCTCAATAGGTGGGCCTTGCATTGTGCTGTTGAACCTAAACACCTCTCTGGTATCAGCGTCCTGCAACACTAGGCAATGACACCTGTGCAACTTGGGAAGCAAGTCGTTGGTTTCTATGTCAAAGACAAGCCTCTTCATAGCTCCTCACCTTCCAGTTCTAGGTGTTCATTCATGCGTCCAGTTTCAGTATCGTACTCCAGCCTAGTGGCTATGCCCGTTTGACCTGACCAACGATTCTTAAGAATACGCACCGTAGATATGTGGCATGACTCGTTGTCCTGCTGATCTCTCTCCAGACCTACGACCATATCACTAAGCTGCGCTATGGCAGCAGACCCTCGGAGTTGTGAGAGGCTGGTAACTGCTCCATCCTCGTGACCCCTACCTTCAGGGCGACGAAGGTGACTCACGAGAATCAGTGCAAAGCCTAGCTCCTCCACCATAGACCGGAGGCGAGTCATGGTGTTGTCGATAAGACGCCGCTCGTCTCCGCCTTCCATACCACTGACCACAATAGACAAGTGATCCAAGAAAATTGTGGTACAACCGCAGCCTGTAACCATGTACCTCACACGGTTAAGCAGGTTATCGCTATCGAGTGAACCAAAGTGGTCGTACATATAGCACCGTCCACTACCCACGGTAGCTTCGAAAGCGATCCTCTTTTCTTCATCCGACACAGTGGTAGGATCAAGATGAAGAGGACGGTTGCAATGGAGACCCATCAAGCCCAGCGAAGTACGCCTGACGTTTTCCTCAAGAGCGATGTATCCTATCGTTTCGCCAGAACTGAGGAGGGAATAAGCAACCTCTTTACACAACTGGCTTTTACCGATTCCAGAACCCGCACAAAAAGTAGCGATCTCTCCCTTGCGGATTCCGTGCGTCAAATCATTCATTGACTGCCACGGATAAGGGAGGGATTCGCATACGATTTCTTTAGAGACGGTCTCCCACAAATCAACGCCGTCTACAATACCATCAGGTCTGTAGGGTCGGGCGTTGAAAATTGATTGCACTACTTCTGCTGCCCTCCCAGCTACCAACATTTCGTTAGCATCCTTGAGGGGGAGAGTAGCTATTTTAGCTTTGCCCACAGGCAGGAGAGAAGCGCAGTCTGTCGCAGCTTTCTTACCAGCCTCGTCATTATCGAACATCAGAATTACTTCTTCAAAGTTCTCTAGATAATCGAGACTAGAAGTAAGCACCTTCCGTGCTGCCGAAGCACCATTAGGAAGAGAAACCACAGGCCATTTGTGGTCGTTTATCTGAGAGACCGACAGTGCGTCGAGTTCTCCTTCAGTAATGACAAGCTTCTTGCCACGACTCCAAAGATGAGACCCGTAAAGACCTGCTTTAGATATGTCACCCACAGAACGGAAGTCCTTCTGAGGCAGTCGTATCTTCTGAGCTATAGTCTTACCGGACTCATCCTTGAAGTTAGCAATGTGGCACACCTTTCCTTCAAAGGAGCCGACCTTGTATCCCCATCGTCGGCAAGTGTCCTCGGTTATGCTTCTTCTAGAAAGCTCCTGAAAATCTCCCTCTGCGAAAGCGGAACCGACAGGCTGTCTTTCATGTAGCTGGCTAGATCCTTGGTTGATATTGTCAGTTTCTCCATTCTCATACGCTTCGCAGACGAAGCAGTAGGAATGACCGTCGCTGTAGGTAGCCCGTCCGTCAGACGAGCCGCATTTCTCGCAGGGTTCATGTGATATAAATGTTGATTCGTTGTTCATAGTGCTTATTCCTTTTCAAACCATTCCTTTGGTGGATTTTTATGGCCCCAAAGAAAGCCATTCTTGTCAGCCCAATCGCAATAGCGGGTATTACTGCGCTTGGATAATTTTAAGTATGCGTTTTGAAATACAAACCTGAGGTCTATCTCTGGATGCTGATCTCTGATCCAAATATGTTTCTTCCTATCTTTCCCGCTAAACAGACCCTTAGCTTCAATATAAAAATTAAACTCAGGTAGGTAGAAGTCGGGGAGGTAGTTAGATTTTTGCTCAGGCTTAACGTATTTAATATTGTGTGGTTCGTAGTCCACCTGCCGCCCTCCCCTTGCGAGGAGGACGGCGAGGTACGCTTCGTACTGCGAACGGTATGCCATCCTTTTACAGATCGTCCACAGTAGTCACGGACTCCTCATGGCTACTGAAAGTAGCTTCCTCCTTGGCTGCATCAGCAGCTTCTTCAGGAGCCTTGTAGCCATCCTCCTTGGCTGTAAAACCAAAGCCAGCCGCACTGTTGGATTGGTACTCAACCAACTCCACAACCTGAACGGCGTTGAGTCGCAGAGTAATGCCACAACCCATAGTAGGCGTGTAGTACGTTTGCGGGGCAAACTGAATGACAAGCTTGCTGCCGCCACCGATCACTGGGCCTGTGAATCCCTTCAACTGAGAATCAACAATCTTAGGACGTTGCGTCCAACTCTTGCCAGTGCGTGTAGTGACGTTGTGCTTCAACTTAAACTTGAAGTCAAACTCGCCAGTAGGGTTTCCGTCATCGTCGTGAACCTCAGTGTAAGGGAGGTTAGCTTTTTTGACAGAAGGTTTGCGAAGCCGCTTAACTTCTTCAGCATGGAAACCGTCAAGCTTTGCTTCTAGTTTTTCAACAAGCTTCGCACCATCTTCAGCAGAGAGACGAAGGTTAACCGAGAACACTCCGTTAGGATCAAACTTAGTGTCGGGCTCGTTGAGTCGAGGGTAAACAGCTACACCCTCAGGTGTAGTCCAGTATTCAATGTTGTTAGCCATAATAGTTAGTCGTTGCGTTGCAACTCCGTGCTGCAACTACGAATACATATACTTTGAGTGCCAAACTTCGTCAACTGAAAACTTTCCAATAATTTTGGAGAGATCTTTTTGAAAGTCATAATAACACTGTTTTTCCAGTGTTTTTCGAGTAAAAATTTTTTCGAAAAAAATGTTAGAATCATTTCTAAAAATTTTTAGGTACGCTTGTTTCACATTTTTTATTAACTCAGGAAGGTTTGGAGCATGAGTACCAAAGCAATCGTGAATCGAGTACACATCAGTCAACGCCGTTGATGATAGTGCCATATGCATAATTGAAGCATCGAGGCTGTGAACAAAATTTGGAGCAAAACTTCTAGCTATTTTTGTTCTGTCTAGCTTGTCTGTAGGCTCCCTGTAAGTGAGGCTATGTGACTTACCAAGAATGTAAGATGAGCATTTGTGTATTTTTTCCTTGCGGTAGTCGAGGGTAATAGGGAATCCTGACGGCGACAGCCAACTCACTTCACCTTCGTGACCTTCTGCGAGTCCCTTAAGATACCTTAGTACCTTAGGATACTTAGGGTATAACCTAGAGAATATATTTATTATAGTCTTAGCTATAGTATCTGCTTTATCTAAGGTATCCTTAGTGTACTTAACTCCTAACCAAGCTTTAGTTATTTCTATTGCTCTGAAGGTAGTACAACCATAAGGGATGGTCATCACAATGGACTTCACCAAGTCTCTTGTTATCGGGATGTTTAACTCAGCTTCGACTTCGGTTTGTATTCTTGAATAGATGTCGTGCTTAGAATCGTTGGTCAGGTTTGTCCATAAAGCACCTTCTTCGTCCTTAAGGATTAAGCTTAAAATCTGTAGCCCGTTAGAAGAAGCATCAGCAGAAACCGGAAGAGAGGTTTCCCCTGTCTCCACAGCATTAGCATAATCAAAAACCCACGCTAAGAATTGCCAAGGGTTTTTAGCGTCTGCCCACCACAAAAACCCAGTAGGGTTATACAAAGTTTCCTTCACCTTTTCCTGCCAATCAGAGTCGAAACCTCCGTACAAGTTTGCGCCATGTTCGATTAGGTTAGACATGGATTGTCCTACCTCTACTTTCCTCTCAAACTTTAGCAAAGCTCTGGCTAGATCTGGGCCTTGTGGGTTCAGGAAATTGGGTATGCAGTATGCCCTTCCTCTGAAATCCATTTGATGCGGGAAGTACATGGTCTTTTCCATGTATTCCCTAGCTACCCAGAGCATCTTAGAAACCCTAAGCCTAGAAGACCGTAGTGCGTGGTCTTCTCGGTAGTACTTAGCGGCTTCATACTTCCATTTCTTTTTAGCTTCTTCGTTGGAATCAAAGTCAGCAGGTTTGGGCGGTATGTTATCTAAAGCAAACGGAGGAAAGTCAGCTACTTGGTATTGGTTAGCCCAAAAGTAATGAGCTACGTCATACACCTCTTGGTTTACGACCCAAGGAGTGCTTTTTAATTTACCTACAGCTTGGCGAGGTATTGTTAGGTTTACTCGGTCGAGAAGTTCCCACTGTTTTTCTGATTTAGTACTAATAACAGCATCGCTATATCCACGAGGCGATTCTGAGGGCAGGTAAAGCGGGGCTAAGGTTTCGTTAACTTCGTTAAAGTTCGAGATCCATTTCT